AACATCCTCTTTCTCGACGAGTTCGCGTTTGTCCCAAATCACGTTGCTGACTCGTTCTTTGCATCTGTTTATCCTACTATTACTTCTGGCAAAAACACCAAAGTAATTATCGTATCTACCCCACATGGTATGAATCACTTCTACCGTATGTGGCACGATGCAGAAAAGAAGAAGAATGAATATATTCCCACAGAAGTCCATTGGTCTGAAGTTCCTGGTAGAGATATTGTCTGGAAAGAACAGACGATTGCAAACACTTCCGAACAGCAGTTTAAGGTTGAGTTTGAGTGTGAGTTCTTAGGATCTGTCAATACACTCATCAATCCAGCAAAACTTAAAATGCTGGTCTATGATGATCCAATCAAAAGAAATGCCGGACTCGATATCTATGAAAATCCACAGAAAGAGCATAACTATCTAATTACTGTAGATGTTGCTCGTGGATTGGGTAATGACTATTCAGCATTTATTATTTTTGATATTACACAGTTTCCATATAAGGTTGTAGGTAAATATCGAAATAATGAAATTAAACCAATGTTATTTCCAAACATTATTTTGGATGTAGCAAAAGGATATAATGATTCTTGGTTATTGATTGAGGTGAATGATATCGGTGATCAAGTTGCAAGTATTCTTCAATATGATTTGGAATATGAAAATATTCTGATGTGCTCGATGAGAGGAAGAAATGGTCAGATTGTTGGATCTGGTTTTAGTGGAAAGAAATCTCAACTTGGAGTTAGAACAACTGCTGCTGTTAAAAAGTTAGGATGCTCCAATCTTAAAACTTTAATTGAAGATGATAAATTAATTACAAGTGACTATGAAGTCATTTCAGAACTTACAACCTTTGCACAAAAAGGTAATTCATTTGAGGCAGAAGAAGGTTGCAATGATGACTTAGCAATGTGTCTTGTCATCTTTTCTTGGTTGGTGGCACAGGACTACTTTAGAGAAATGACGGATAATGATGTCCGTAAGAGAATCTATGAAGAACAAAAGAATCAGATTGAGCAAGATATGGCTCCATTTGGATTTATTTCCGATGGATTGATGGATGAAGGAAGTTTTGTGGATTCGAACGGAGATAGATGGCATACTGATGAATATGGTGATCGTTCTTATATGTGGGAATATTTGTAATGTCTTTCGATAATGAAATTGAAGTAGAACATTTATTATTTTTTGATCGTAAATGTAGGGTATGTGGAAAAGTTAAAAATCTTATAGAGGACTATTATCTGACAAGAAAAGATAGAAAGACTTTACCTTCCGCATATTCTTATGAATGTAAAGAATGTACTAAAAAAAGAGTAATAATTAGTAGGATGACAACTAATGTTTTTTGTAAATGGGAATATCCTGACTGGTAGTATGTTCATGCACCATTTCCCCACTGAAAATGCCCCTTTTCCTAAATATTTTTAGATAAATTTGGATTGCGAGGACAAACAAGATGCCATTAAATTTAGCATCTCCTGGAATTAAGGTAAGGGAAGTAGACCTTACCATAGGAAGAGTTGATCCAACTTCTGATAAAATTGGTGGACTTGTTGCTCCTTTAGCACAAGGTCCAGTGGATCTCCCAATTTTAATTGGATCAGAAAAAGGTTTACTCGACAATTTTGGAAAACCATATGGTAATGATAAGCACTATGAGCATTGGATGGTAGCATCATCTTATCTTGCATACGGTGGAACACTTAGAGTTGTTAGGGCAGATGATGATAATCTCTATAATGCAGTAAGTGCAGGATCTTCAATTAAGATCAAGAGTGTTGAGCACTACGAACAACTTCAATATGATGAAAGTGTAATCACTGGTAGACCTATTGTTGCCAAGAATCCAGGATCTTGGGCAAATGGTCTCAGAGTTGCCATTATTGACGGCAGAGCAGATCAAATTCTTACTGGAGTATCTACTAGTGGTTTAAGTGTTGGTGTTGGAGTAACTCAATCTCTTGCTGGTAAAGTTTCTGTTGGTGCAGGAACAACTTCAGCACTTACTGGTTATTTAAAGGGTATAATTACTGAAGTTGAAGAAAATCAAATTTCAGTTAAGGTTCTTTCTCAAGTTGATGGTGCCACAGAAACTACTGTGGATTATCAGCAATCTGGAACCTGGACATTTACTTCTACTGGAAGTATTGGGTTTACAACAGTAGGCGAATCAACACCTTTTGCAACAACTTCATATACTGGACAATTGGATTGGTTTGATCAGCAAACACTTGCAACATCAACCGAAACTGTAGGGGGAACAGTAACAACCCAGACAATTCCATGGAATACAGTTGCAGATCGTCCCGGAACTTCAGAATATGCCACAGAAAGAGGTGCAAGGTTTGATGAGGTTCATGTTGTAGTCATTGATGGTGATGGAAAAATTACTGGAAATGCTGGAACAATCCTTGAGAAAAATCTCAGTCTTTCTAAGGCAAAAGATGCAACTTTCTCTTTAGGTTCTCCTTCTTACTGGAGATCTTTCTTAAAGACAAATTCTGCATATATTTTTGGTGGTACTGAACCATCAGGATCGGTTCCCACTGGATATACTGAAGATTTCACTCTGGAGACAGGTGGATCTTGGGATCAAGATGCTGAAGGTGTAATCTTTGACAGTATTGGTAAGTTGGATTCAAAACTTACTGGGGGCACAAATTATGATGGTGAAGAAACTATCACAGATAGTGGTGCTCTCCAAGCAGATCTCAATAAATTGGTTTCTGGATACGAATTATTTGAAAATACAGATATCTACTCCATAGATTTCCTTGTAATGGGATCTGCAAATTATTCAAAGGATCAAGGACAGGCACTTGCAAATAAATTGATTGCTGTTGCTGATGCAAGAAAAGATGCCATTGCATTTATTTCTCCATATAGAGCAGCATTCATCACGGATACTGATGCTGGAACCGTAACAGTAAATAATGATGATACAATTACTGATAATGTAATTTCATTCTATTCTCCAGTTACGTCCTCATCTTATGCAGTATTTGATAGTGGATACAAATACATGTATGACAGATTTGCAAACACATTCCGTTATATTCCATTAAATGGAGATATTGCCGGACTTTGTGCTCGCAATGACATTGACAACTTCCCATGGTTCTCACCTGCAGGAACTACAAGAGGTGCAATTCTGAATGCAGTTAAACTGACTTATAATCCTTCTCAAACACAAAGAGATAGATTATATTCTGCAAGAATCAATCCAGTTATTGTTTCTCCTGGTGGTGGAATTGTTCTCTTTGGTGATAAGACTGGTCTTGCTAAAGCGTCGGCATTTGATAGAATCAACGTTCGTCGTTTGTTTATCTATCTTGAAGATGCAATCTCCGCTGCTGCAAGAGATCAACTATTTGAGTTTAATGATGAGATCACAAGAACCAACTTTGTAAATATTGTTGAACCATTCCTCCGTGATGTTCAGGCAAAACGAGGAATTCAAGATTATGTTGTTATTTGCGATGAGACAAATAACACTGCCGCAGTTATAGATAATAATGAGTTTGTGGCAGATATTTATATTAAACCTGCAAGATCAATTAACTTCATTGGTCTTACATTTGTTGCCACCAGAACTGGTGTTTCATTTGAAGAAGTTATCGGTAACGTTTAATTTAGAGGTTTAAAAAACAATGGCAACTCGTCAACAAAGAAATACCTTACCATTAAGAACAATTAGTGACTTTAAGAGTAAGTTACGTGGTGGTGGTGCAAGACCTAATCTATTTGAAGTTGAATTAGCTTTTCCTGCTGGAATCGGAATTGATAATGATGTAATTGAAAATGCAAGATTTCTTGTAAAGGCAGCAGCACTTCCTGCATCTACTATTGCACCAATTGATGTTCCCTTTAGAGGGAGAATTTTGAAGATTGCAGGTGATAGAACATTTGAAACTTGGACAATTACTGTATTAAATGACACTACCTTTGAAATTAGATCTGCGATGGAAAAGTGGATGAATTATATGAACAAACTTGATAATGCAACTGGAGTCACTGATCCAGTCCTTTATCAAACTGATGCAATTGTCAATCAATTGGATCGTTCTGGTGGTATTCTCAGAAGATATAGATTTAAAGATATCTTCCCAACTAATGTTAGCACAATTGATCTCAACTATGAAACAACTGACACCATTCAGGAATTCCAAGTAGAAATGCAAGTCCATTATTGGGAAGCATATAAAGGATCTGCTCCTGGATCTGGTGGTGAAGACATTAGCTAAATAATAAAATAATATCTCAAGTCGGATTATAATATGGCAAAACTTTTTGGTTTTTCTATTGAAGATAACGAAAAAAAGTCTAAGAGTGTAGTTTCCCCCGTTCCTCAAAATAATGAGGACGGGGTTGACAACTATATTGCTAGTGGATTTTATGGTTCATATGTAGACATCGAAGGTGTCTATAGAACTGAATTTGATTTACTTAAAAGATATAGGGAGATGGCACTTCATCCAGAGTGCGATGGTGCTATTGAAGATGTTGTTAATGAAGCAATTGTGAGTGATCTTTATGATTCTCCTATTGAAATTGAACTCTCCAATCTTAATGCAACTGATAAGTTAAAGAAAGTTATTAGAGACGAATTCAAATATATTAAAGAACTTCTTGATTTTGATAAAAAATCCCATGAAATTTTTAGAAATTGGTATGTGGATGGTCGTCTATACTATCATAAAGTCATTGACCTCAAAAAACCTCAGGAAGGAATTAAAGAACTGAGATATATTGACCCAATGAAAATGCGGTTTGTCCGCCAAGAAAAAAAGAAAGACAGAAATATACTTGGTCCCAATATTCCTGGCCGTGATGAATCGAAAAATGGAATAGCACCAGAGATTGAAGAGTATTTTCTCTACACTCCTAAGGCACAATATCCCACAAATAGTTACAGCAGTGGTAGTGGTGCATCTAAAGGAACTAAAATTGCAAAGGATGCAATCACTTATTGCACTTCTGGATTAGTTGATAGAAACAAAGGAACAATTCTTTCATATCTTCACAAAGCAATCAAGGCACTCAATCAACTGAGAATGATTGAAGATTCTCTTGTTATCTACAGATTATCCAGAGCACCAGAAAGAAGAATCTTCTACATTGATGTTGGCAATCTTCCTAAGGTAAAGGCAGAGCAATATCTTCGTGATGTTATGATGCGTTATCGTAACAAACTTGTATATGATGCAAATACTGGTGAAGTTCGTGATGATAAGAAGTTTATGGCAATGCTCGAAGACTTCTGGCTCCCAAGAAGAGAAGGTGGTAGAGGAACTGAAATCTCTACACTTCCTGGTGGACAGAATCTTGGAGAACTTGCTGATATCGAGTATTTCCAAAAGAAACTTTACAGAGCACTTGGAGTTCCCGAATCAAGAATTGCTGCCGAAGGTGGTTTTAATCTCGGTCGTTCTTCTGAGATTTTAAGAGACGAACTTAAGTTTGCCAAGTTTGTTGGTCGTCTCAGAAAA